CAAGAAGACATCCTTAAGGCTAAGGAAATTGGTCGCTTCTCTGCTGAGTCAGGCACGATGGGAAGTAAATCATTTGCTTCTCAGCAACGTGGTGCTGGCTTAATCTAAACAGATAGAATCCTGAACGGACCTACCAGCCCCGTCAGCGTATAAGACTGGTAGCAAGAGCCAGACCGTTTCCCCGAATGGAACCTGAGGCTTGCGAACTACAACGAATAGAAGGGTGGACAGTTGCTATGAGCAACAACTACTGGGATGAAGAAGACGATGACCTCGATACAGATATCGACACAAGCAATGACGGAACTGACTTACTAAAGAAGTTACGGAAGGCAAAGCGTAGTGACGAGAAAAGAATTAAGGAACTCACTGAGCAACTTGAGACACTATCCAAGGGGCAGCGTGAGCGCACCGTCAAAGAAGTCCTAGAAAAACAGGGTGTGAATCCTAAGGCTGCAAGACTAATTCTCAAAGACCTAGAAGACGTTAGCGAAGAGACAGTTTCAAACTGGCTTGAAGATAACGGCGACTTATTTGGGTTTGTCAAGCAAGAGGAAACACCTGAAGTCGATGGCAATCGTGCCGAATTACGTAAGCAGAATGCTGTCACACAGGGTGCTATCACACCTGACAGAGGCGAAGATTTGGAAATGAAAATCGACGGAGCACAATCCGCCGAAGAACTCACCCGCATCCTCTACTCACAATCTTAAACATTCATAGTATCTAATCACCAGGAGGTGAACACTTGGCTACAAACTACACATCGACAGACTCAGCGTCTCTCGGCGGTACAGCAGGTAGCGCAGGTCTAGTACAGAAGGCATACGATAAGTTTATCGAATTTGCCCTTCGCGACGAACCCCTAATTCGTGCCGTAGCAGACAAGCGCCCAGTATCAACAACAAACAACGGTAACGTTGTTGTCCTACAACGCTATGCAGACCTTGCTAACGCAACAACTGCATTGACTGAATCAACAGACATTGATGGCGTTACAATCGGAACACCTACATCTGTGACTATCACAATGCAGGAGTTCGGTAACGCAACAACAAACACTCGTGCTCTACAGTTGTTCTCTTTGAACTCAGTAGACCCAGACATCGTTACATTGATGGCACGTAACCAGGCAGATTCAATCGACGCTCTTGCTATGACAGCACTACGCGGCGGAACAAACGTAATCTACTCAGGTTCAACAGCAACATCAACTGCAACAGTTACAGCAGCAGCAACATTGTCAACAGCGAACATCGCTAAGGCAGTTGCTAAGTTGCGTACTAACAAGGCTTCAGGCAAGCGTGGCAATGAGTTCTGGGCTGGAATCCACCCAGATGTCGCACACGACCTAATGCTTGAATCATCTGCAGCAGGTTGGGTAGTACCTAACGCATACGGAATTTCACAAGACCGTATCTGGGCTGGAGAAGTTGGTCGTTACAAGGGTGCCTACTTCGTAGAGTCACCACGCCTATACGTAGCAACTGATGGTGCTTCATCTGCAAAGGTGTACCGCACAATCCTTTGCGGACAGCAAGCACTTGCTGAGGCAGTGGCAGAAGAGCCACACACAGTTATCGGTCCAGTTACCGATAAGTTGAACCGCTTCCGTCCAATCGGATGGTACGGCGTTCTAGGCTTCGCACGTTTCCGTGAAGAAGCACTATACCGCATTGAGTCTGGTTCATCAATCGCTTAGTTGATTGACGGGTGGGGCTAGGGAAACCTAGCCTCATCAGTAAGTTCATTAAGGAGAACAAATGACAACTTATTTATTTACCACACCTGTGGTAGAAGAAGGTCCCACTGGTGGACATCGCTTGTTCTACTTCTTCCGTCTCAATCGTGGAGTAACAATTGTTCGTACTGGTAGCACATACTCCAGTGGGCGTTGGTACTCACAGGATGAACTAGAAGCAGTTGACGAGTACTGGCTAGGTGGACACGAACATCCTGGTATCAGCGAAGCAACTAAGGCAGCGATGATTGCTGCAGACATTGACGTTACAGAAGCAAACTTCGTAGCAGAGTAGGGACAAATGAGTTTACATCAAAGAACAAAGCATCCTGAATATGTTGAAGGTTGTTTCGGATGCAAAGTATCAACTCTTGAATTAAATACTGGGGATGCTGGCAGACCAATTGCTGACAAGCAATGGCAAAGTAGATTGAAGTTCTACAAGGATGCTAGGAACCAAGGTATTCAACCAGCAGGTACCCATCGTGGTCAGGTTGAGGCAGCAATCGAAGCAAGTGAAACATTGGGCAAGGCATACGACGCTGGCACAATGGGAGTTAGAGCAGACAAGGTTACGAAATCCGTAGCCGAAGTGATGAAAGCGGTGGAGTAAATGATGAAGAACAAGGCATACAAAATGGGCGAAAAGATGGAATCTAAGAAAGAAAAGATGATGGAAATGAAGATGGGCAAGAAGAAGATGGTCAAGAAGGCTGTTAAGAAAATGGGCAAGAAGAAGTAAATGACTGACCCAAGACTAAAGCGAGCAGGAGTTTCTGGTTTTAACAAGCCAAAGCGAACACCAAGTCACGCTACCAAGTCACACGTTGTTGTGGCGAAGGAAGGCGACAAGGTTAAAACTATTCGCTTTGGTCAACAGGGTGTTACTGGGGACAGACAACCTACGAAGCGTCAGGCTTCATTCAAAGCACGTCACGCTAAGAACATTGCCAAGGGCAAGATGTCTGCAGCGTATTGGGCTAATAAGGTTAAGTGGTAACAAACAAAGGTGGGGACAATGAACGACAAGTTAGCAATTGCTTGGTGTGACAATGGTATGGTCGATGGCAAGTTTATGCAAGGTGTTACAGATGTGATGCTTCACTCAGGAGTTGAGGTCGCAACTACCCTGCGTAGCCAAGGCAATCAGATAGCACGACAGCGAGACAAAGTAATTAACTATTGGTACGACGGCAACAAATCTGACTGGCTCTTATGGGTTGACTCAGATGTTGTTATCAGTCCAGATACTTTCAAGTTGCTTTGGGATAACAAGGATGTTAAAGAACGCCCAATCCTTACAGGTGTGTACTTTACAACTGACCAACCTGAAGAACCTTTGATGGAACCAATGCCAACATTGTTTAACTTTGTAGCCAATGGTGATGAGATAGGTGTTAAGCGAGTTCATCCTTTACCTAAGGATAAGTTGTTGCAAGTAGGAGCAGCGGGTATGGGATTCGTCCTAATGCACCGCAGCGTGGTTGACCGCATCCGTGAGGTACTTCCAAAGGCTCCGCTATTTTCAGATGTAGGACACGGAAAGAATTTTATGGGTGAGGATATCTACTTCTTCGCCCTATGTGACAAGGCTGACATTCCAGTCTGGGCACACACAGCAGCAACAGTTCCGCATATGAAGCGGTTCTCCTTTGATGTTAATTACTACGATGCATTCGTAGGGAATAAGAGGAAATAATGGCGTACACCCTGAGTCAGATGATTGATGAGGTTGTCTTGAACTTGGCTGGATATACATTCCAGCAGGACAGAGCAACCTACCTGAAGACTGCAGTTACAACTACAACATCTTCAAGTGCTTCACCGCTAATCCTGTCTCTGGGTTCGACTGAGAATGTCGGCAAGGGAGTCATCGAAATTGATGAAGAGTTACTATGGGTTGATTCATATGACCGCATCTCTAACACTGCGACAGTGGCTCCTTACGGACGTGGCTATCTAGGTTCAACAGCAGCAACACATACGCTAGATTCCAAGGTAACCATCTCTCCAACCTTCCCACGTTTCTCAGTTAAGCGTGCAGTCAACGACACAATCCGTTCCCTTGGAGCAAACATCTTTGCGGTAAAGTCAACAACATTTACCTTTAGCCCTGCTCAGTCAACGTATGCTTTTAATAACCTCAACATCAAGAACATATTGACAATTGCTTGGGAGTCAATCGGACCATCTAAAGAATGGGTACCAGTTCGCCGTTGGGACTTTGACTCTACTGCAGATGCAACAGCCTTTGGTGCTTATGCACAGACCATCACAATTGGAGCAGATATGCCAATGCCAGGACGCACAGTCCGAGTTGTATATGCAACTGACCCAGTAACCTTTACATCTAACAGTGAAGACTATGCAACACAAACTGGTCTTCCAGAATCAACACGAGATGTAGTAATCCTTGGAACTGCTTACAGACTTCTGTCCTTCCTTGACCCAGCACGTGCTTCTCAGATTAGCCCACAGGCTGATGAGACAGACAGCAAGCGTCCTTACGGTGCTTCACAGAGTGCGACTAAACAACTTTACGCTTTGTACTCACAACGTCTCCAAGAGGAGACAAAGGCTCAACAACAGAATTATCCCCCACGAGTTCACTTCTCCCGCCGATAGGAACCTAAATGACAGTCAGAAAATACTCATCACGTTCTCAGCAAACAACGCTGAGTTCTCCAATTACTTCAACAGCAACTACTATGTCTGTTGTCAATGGCGCAGCCATTATGGGTGGAAAGACATTAACTGGAACTCAGACATACACAGTTGTCATTGACCCAGATACAGCACTCGAAGAGATTGTAGATGTCACCCTCTACTCATCTGGTAACACATTAACAATCACTCGTGGCGTAGATGGTCCAACTCCTGGCACTGGCTCTGCTCACTCAGCAGGTGCAGTAGTTCGACATATGGCGATTGGTCGTGACTACCAAGAGGCTAACGACCACATTGAAGATTCAACTGGTGTACACGGAATCACAGACACCGCTGCTTTGGTTACTCTTACTGGAGCACAGACTCTTACTGACAAGACTTTAACCTCACCAATTCTGACAACTCCAGCACTTGGTACACCAGCATCTGGAAATCTTGCCAATGCTACTGGTCTACCAATCGCAACTGGTGTCTCTGGTCTAGGTACAGGAGTTGCTACATTCCTTGCTACTCCTTCTAGCGCAAACCTTCGTGGTGCGCTGACAGATGAGACAGGCACAGGCTCTGCAGTCTTTGGCACAAGCCCAACAATTTCTAGCCCAACCATCACAGGCACTGGTGCTATCGCAGGTACATTCACAGGTAACATAACTGGTAACGTAACTGGTAACGTAAGCGGAACATCAGGTTCTACAACAGGTAATGCTGCTACAGCCACAGCCCTTGCTACTGGTCGTACATTCCAATTGACTGGAGATGTAGAAGCAAGCGGAGTTACCTTTGACGGTACTGGCAATGTAAGCCTAACCACAGTTATTGGTACTGGAGCAATCGTTAACGCTGATGTCAACTCATCTGCTCAGATTGCTTACAGCAAGTTAAACCAGACAAACAGCATCGTAGATGCAGACATCAACGCATCCGCTGCTATTGCTTGGACAAAGATTGCTCCATCCTCAACAGTATCTGCAACTGAACTTGGATACCTAGATGGTGTGACTTCTGCAGTCCAGACTCAGATTGATTCTAAGTTAGCAACTGCTACAGCAGCAAGCACCTATGCTCCACTGGCAAGCCCAGCGTTGACTGGCACACCTACTGCTCCTACTGCTACCGCTGGTACTAACACCACACAGGTAGCAACTACAGCATATGTTGGAACAGCAATCAATAACCTTATTGATGGCGCTCCTGCCACACTAGATACTTTGAATGAGATTGCTGCTGCTCTTGCAGATACAGCAAACTTCTCAGACACAGTGGTTCTTAAGTCAGGTTCTACAATGACTGGCAACCTAGCAATGGGTACCAACAAAGTAACTGGTCTTGGAACTCCAACTACATCAACTGATGCAGCAACTAAGGGTTACGTAGATACAACAATTGTTGCTCCGTCTAACTTGACTGGTCCTATCACATCTGTTGGTTCAGCAACTAGCGTTGCAGCGCAGACTGGTACTGGTTCCACTTTTGTAATGGATACTAG